CGCCCGAACAAATGGTTGAAGTGGTTCTTAACGAACCTGATGACTTTTTGAAAGTGCGTGAAACTCTGACTCGTATCGGAGTCGCTTCAAGAAAAGAAAAGAAGATCTATCAGTCTTGCCATATCCTACATAAGCAAGGTAGATACTATCTGGTTCACTTTAAGGAACTGTTTGCCCTTGATGGCAAGCACGCAAACCTGACGGTGAATGATGTTCAGCGTCGCAATCGCATTGCTCAGTTACTTGCAGACTGGGGACTCATCAGCATTGTTGATGTAGCAAAGATTCAAGACATTGCTCCACTCAATCAAATCAAAGTCCTTGCTTATAAGGATAAGGGAGACTGGATTCTGGAAACCAAATACAACATTGGTTCCAAGAAGAAGCGTGTAGAAGAAACCGAATGATAATGAGCGGGTTACAACACCCGCTTTTTTTATACTTCTTATATAATTAGTAGTGGATGCCGAAAGGGTCCACACAACACAAACTCGCTTTTACAAGGAGCTACCATAATGAACATTCAGCGTTATACCGCTGCGGATCTTAATACCTTGATGGATAAGATTACCCGCAATAGCATTGGTATGGACGAATACTTTGATCGTCTATTCAATCTTCACGAAACTACAAAAAACTATCCACCTTACAATCTGATTCAGGTAAATAATGTAGAATCACATTTAGAGATTGCATTAGCAGGTTTTAAAAAAGGAGAGGTCAATGTTTTCACGGAGTATGGAAAACTTTTTGTCGAAGGGCAACGGGAGGACACCGAATCCGACAAGACGTTTATCCACAAGGGACTGGCTCAAAGAAGTTTTCAACGAGCGTGGACTTTATCCGACGACACCGAAGTACGGGAAGTCACCTTCGAAGACGGACTCCTCAGAATCGTCCTCGGAAAAATAGTCCCCGAGCACCACGCCCGTAAGGATTATCTCTAAATAATAAAGAATATCGTCGGCGCAGACGGGGAGGTAACTGGCACAAACCAGTTGACACCTCCCTTTTCTATTGGTAGAATGTATGGAGGAGTTGAGTAACTAATGTCAATTAAACTTGTATTATTGAAGTCTGGTGAGCAAGTAATTACTGATGTAAAAGAACTTGTTTCTGAAGAAAAGGTTAGGGGTTATCTCTTTAACAAACCTCAAAAAGTTGTAACTGAAAAATCAGTGTTTCTAACTGAGGAAGAGGGATCTAATGATGTAAATGTCCAAATTACACTCTCCCCTCTTATTCTTCTTACGGAAGACGATGAAATGGTCATCCCTATAGATTGGGTAGTCACCGCAGTAGACCCTATTAAATCATTGATTGAAATGTATCAGGAGAAGATAAATGGAAAAGTCAATTAAGTGTTTGCTTTTGGATGTTGATAATATTATTATCAGCGAAGTGGTTGAAGTTGATGCTGAGATTGGTGATCCAGACTGTAGACTTATAAATCCATATCTTTTTATTTCTGAAGAAGATATGAAACCTTGGCCAAAGGCAACTAATCAAAAGGAATTGATGGTTAGATCTTCTGATATTCTAACTATTGCAGATCCAAAAACAGAAGTTATTGAAAAGTATCTGGAATTAACTGGAGAATGAGATTTTATACAAACGTGCAAATGGTCGGGGATCACTTCTTGGTTCGCGGTTATGAAAATGGTAAACATTTTATGACCCGTGAGAAGTTTAACCCGACTCTTTTTGTTCCTTCCAATAAGAAAACTAAGTATCAAACTCTTAATGGAGAATATGTTGAACCAATACAACCTGGTTCTGTTCGTGACTGCCGTGAGTTTATCAAAAAGTATGAAGGTGTAGAAAATTTTAAGATCTACGGAAACACTGGATACATCTATCAGTATATTTCTGAGATGTATCCAGAAGAAGAGATTAAGTTTGATACTAACAAAATCAAAATCTCTACCATTGACATTGAGGTTGCATCTGAGAATGGATTCCCAGACGTAGAATCTGCTGCTGAGGAAGTCTTGCTTATCACTGTGCAGGACTATGCAACCAAACAAATTCGCACGTGGGGTAAAGGACCTTTTAACAATAGTCAGCAGAATGTAATCTACAAAGGTTTCAAGACTGAGTATGATTTGCTAACAGACTTTATCAATTGGTGGATGGTTGAGGAAAATTCTCCCGAAGTCGTGACTGGTTGGAATAGTGAGTTGTATGATATGCCATATCTTGTTCGTCGTATTGATAGGATTCTTGGTGAAAAGTTAATGAAACGGCTTTCGCCATGGGGTCTTGTTACTGAACGTGAAATCTTTATCGCTGGTCGTAAAAACATTGCCTACGATGTTGGTGGTATTACTCAACTTGATTATCTTAACCTTTATAAGAAGTTCACTTATAAGGCACAGGAATCATATCGCCTTGACTACATCGCAAGTGTAGAACTTGGTCAGAAAAAACTGGACCACTCTGAGTTTGATACCTTCAAGGACTTCTATACAAATGGTTGGCAGAAGTTTGTAGAATACAACATCATCGACGTGGAACTTGTTGACCGTATGGAAGACAAGATGAAATTGATTGAACTTGCTTTGACTATGGCATATGACGCTAAGGCAAATTATGCTGATGTTTCTTCACAAGTTCGTATGTGGGATACGATCATTTATAACTATTTAAAGAAAAGGAATATCGTTATTCCTCCTAAAGAAAAGTCTGATAAGGATTCCAAATATGCAGGAGCATACGTCAAGGAACCGATTCCTGGAAAGTATGATTGGGTTGTGTCTTTTGACCTTAATAGTCTCTACCCTCACCTTATTATGCAGTACAATATCTCACCAGAGACCCTCTGTGAGGAAAGACATCCCAGCGCGACTGTTGAAAAAATCCTAAACCAAGATATTGAGTTTGAGTTCTACAAAGACAATGCGGTCTGTGCTAACGGAGCAATGTATCGTAAGGATGTTCGCGGATTCCTTCCAGAATTGATGGAAAAGATCTATAAGGATCGCACCATCTACAAAAAGAAGATGCTTGCTGCTAAACAGGAATATGAAAAGACACCTACAAAAACTCTTGAGAAAGAGATTGCAAGGTGCAACAATATCCAGATGGCTAGGAAGATTCAACTTAATAGTGCTTATGGTGCTATCGGTAACCAGTATTTTAGATATTACAAACTAGCAAACGCAGAAGCGATTACACTCTCTGGTCAAGTCTCTATCCGTTGGATTGAGAATAAGATGAACGGATTTCTAAATAAGATTTTGCAAACAGAGGAAGTCGATTATGTCATCGCATCTGACACTGACTCAATCTATCTTAATATGGGACCTCTTGTTGATAAATTTCTTAGTCGTCAGTCTGACGATAAAACAAAGGTTGTTCAGTTACTTGATAAGATCTGCCAAGACAAATTGGAACCATTCATCGAATCCAGTTATCAGGAGCTTGCGGATTATGTTTCGGCATATGAACAGAAAATGATTATGAAGCGTGAGAATATTGCCGAACGTGGTATCTGGACTGCGAAGAAGCGTTATATTCTCAACGTATGGAATAGTGAGGGTGTGCAATACACGGAACCCAAACTTAAGATGATGGGTATTGAGGCAGTGAAATCTTCTACCCCAGCTCCATGCCGTCAGATGATTAAGGATGGTCTCAAACTGATGATGAATGGCACTGAAGATGATGTGATTGACTTCATTGAAAAGTGTAGATCGGAGTTTAAGTCACTTCCTCCAGAGCAGATTGCATTTCCAAGAACCGCTTCAGATATTCGTAAGTATCACTCTTCCTCAGACATTTATATTAAAGGAACACCCATTCACTGTCGTGGGGCACTACTCTTTAATCATTATGTGAAAGAGAAGAAACTTACAAATAAATATTCACTCATCGCTAATGGAGAAAAGATTAAGTTTCTCTACTTGAAAAAACCAAATAATATTCAGGAGAATATTATCTCCTTTATTCAAGACTTTCCTAAAGAGCTTGGTCTTGACAAATACATCGACTATGACCTACAATTTGAAAAGAGTTTTGTAGAGCCGCTCAAGTCCATTCTTGATGCTATTGGGTGGAAAGTCGAAAAAACTGTAAATCTAGAATCGTTTTTCTTTTAATGGATCTTCCTATTAATGACAATGAGCTTGCCACTATCGTGAAGGCAATGTCTCTTGGAGGTGATACCGCTCTGTATCAAAAACTCAAACTGGTGAAGGAACTGCGTGAGCAGGATCTGCCTTATAAAAAAATTCTTCGTGAACAATACGGGATGGTTGCTTGATGGACTTTTTGAAAGATATTGTAAAAGAAATCGGTGATGACTACACTAAACTAGCAGCGGATATTGACGAGACTGAAACTTATGTGGACACAGGTTCGTACATTTTTAATGCACTGGTCTCAGGTAGCATATTTGGTGGTGTATCTGGGAATAAGATTACTGCTATTGCTGGAGAGTCTTCTACTGGAAAGACTTTCTTCTCTCTCGCTGTCGTTAAGAATTTTCTTGATACTAACCCCGATGGTTATTGTCTCTACTTTGATACTGAAGCCGCTGTTAACAAATCCCTACTTGAGTCTAGGGGTATTGACTTAACTCGGTTGGTTGTAGTCAATGTTGTGACTGTTGAAGAGTTTCGTAGCAAGGCACTCAAAGCAGTAGACATATACTTAAAAAAACCTGTAGAAGAACGCAAACCCTGTATGTTTGTGTTAGACTCTTTAGGTATGCTTTCCACTGAGAAAGAGATTACCGACGCACTCAATGATAAGCAAGTTCGGGATATGACCAAATCCCAACTTATCAAAGGTGCCTTCCGTATGCTCACTCTTAAGTTGGGTCAGGCAAACATTCCTATGATTGTTACTAACCACACCTACGATGTCATTGGCGCTTACGTACCTACTAAAGAGATGGGGGGCGGTTCTGGTCTTAAGTATGCTGCTTCTACCATTATTCACCTCAGCAAGAAAAAGGAAAAAGACGGAACTGAAATCGTCGGAAACCTTATCAAGGCTAAGACTGCTAAGTCACGTTTAAGTAAGGAGAACCAAGATGTTACGGTAC